TGCAAAAGGAATACTTTCTTCTACAATGAAGGAAGAAATCTCTGAATTGGTAAAAGAGTCTTTGATGGTAGAGGCTAAAGATAAACCCGAAGAAGACGAGGACGAAATGGAAATTGATGTTGACATGGAAGATGAGGACGAAATGGATTCTGACGAAAATGAGGATGAAATGGAAGACGAGGACGAAATGGAGATTGATATGGACATGGAAGACGAGGACGAAATGGAATTTGATATGGATATGGAAGATGATTCTGAAACCTTAGATCTTACTAACGCTAGTCCCGAAGAAGTTGCTGCTGTTTTCAAAAAACTTGGACCTAACGACAAAATTGAAGTTGTTAAAGATGGTAATTTTTTAAACATCAAAGACGAAGAGGATGATTCTGAATTTCTTATTCGCATGAATGAGGAAGAAGATGAGTTAGACGAGATGGAAGATGAATTTGATTTTTCCGATGAAGATTCTGATGAACTTATGGACAAACTTTTCAGTGAAATGTATGATGAAGAAGAAGAATCTTACATGAACGAAATGGATGAAGAATCCGAAGAAGAAGAGGAAGAAGAAGGTATCATGTACGAAATCGAAATGGAAGAAGACATGGACATGGAAATGGGTATGGATGATGATGAAATGGACATGGAAATGGATATTGATGACATCATGTACGAAATTGAAATGGAAGAAGAAGACATGGAGGAAGAATCTTATATGAACGAGTCTATGAAAAAACCAATGGGTAAAATCAAACCTGTAATGTCTATGGGTATGATGGGTAAATCTAAAATGACAAAACCATCTAAGAGATCTACACATAAAGAAATGGGTGAATCAAAACCCGTTGTAGGTAAAGGTGCTAAAACAGGTAAACCTTCTTTTGATTACAAAACAAATCAAAAATCTGATTTTGATAAAGGTAACACTGGTGGAAAACACGAATATAAAATCGGTAGTGGTGCAAAATTAGGTAAAGCTAAGTTTGAATTCAAAGAAGGATCCTTGGATGGTGCTATGAAAAAAGAAATGAGACCTTTCAAAAAAGAAACTAAAGAAGCTTCAAGATCATACGCATTTGGTTCTAAGAGCGGACGTGGTTTAAGAAAAGGTTTTACGCCGAACAGAAATTTAAATCTTGAAAGTGAAATTGATGTTTTAAGATCAAAAAATGAAGAGTATAGAAAAGCATTGAACATTTTCAGAGACAAATTAAATGAAGTTGCGGTATTCAACTCAAACTTGGCTTACGCTACAAGATTATTCACTGAGCATTCAACAACAAAACAAGAAAAGATTAACATTTTGAAACGTTTTGATAGTGTTGAAACATTGAAAGAATCTAAGTCAGTGTATAAAACAATCAAAGATGAGTTGGGATCAAAAACTGTTGCAATGAATGAGTCAATAGAACAAAAAATTGAAAAGCCGATTTCAACTGGTTCTTCAAATGTTTTGGTAGAATCTAAGACTTATGAAAATCCTCAGTTTTTAAGAATGAAAGACATTATGTCAAAAATTGTAAAATAAAAAATAAATTTCCTTAAATAAAAATTAAAATGGGAGCATTATTAGAAAGCGGTCTTGTTGGTAACATTGGTCTTAAGCACCTAAAAGTTATCAAAGAAGATACTATTAACAAATGGAACAAGCTTGGGTTCCTTGAAGGTTTGAGCGGTCACTTGAAAGAGAACATGGCTCAATTGTATGAAAACCAAGCATCTTTTTTAATAAACGAATCAACATCGACTGCAGATTCAGGTTCTTTTGAAACGGTTGTATTTCCTATCATCAGACGTGTATTCTCTAAGTTGTTAGCAAATGATATCGTTTCTGTACAAGCAATGAACTTACCTATCGGTAAATTGTTCTACTTCGTACCTAAAATTCAGGGTTATAGTGGTGGTAGTAACTATTATCAAACTAATGGTGCTTCAGGACAACATATTCCACCTATCGGTTCTCCAGGTAACTATCCTGGTGATCCAAATGGAGGATATACAACAACACTTGGTACCGGTAACTATAACAACACATATTCAAAAAATCTCTATGATTTGTTCTATGAAGGAACTGAACCTGGTTTAGACCCAGCAGGTCTTTTCGACTATTCTAAAGGTCCTTGGTGGTTAGTAACTGCTGACACTGCAACATTTGCGTTTGATAGTAATGGTGCTTTGGTACCTTCAGCATATGCTTTTGACGCAAACACTAAAAAAGTAATTATTGGTATGTCAGGGTTTTCTAACGTAGGTAACGGTAAACTTATTGGTCCTGATGGTCAAGAAATGGATACAGAATCTTTCTTATCTGATTTGAGAATTCTTGGGTCATCAAGTAACCCATTCACATCAGCGAACCAATATAACCCTTACTTATTTAGAGTTGTGACTCAACAATATGGTAAAGGTATAGTTCAGTACGGTACAAACACTACCACAAGTTGGAATAACTCACTCCTTTCGACTAACACACCGGGTAACGGAGGAGCATTCTTCAACATCGCATCACAAAATGGTATTATTTTCTTAGAAGTAGATCTTACATCACCAGCAACATTTGGTTCTAATTCTTTAGATGGTTACACAGGTGCGACATTCTCTTCTCAAACAGCTATCAATACTTCATTCAGAGCGGTTTATAGAAGATATAAAGAGTTAGAATTTGAAGATGCTATCGGTGAAGTTTCTTTTGATTTGGAATCTGTAACTGTATCGGTAACAGAAAGAAAATTAAGAGCACAATGGTCTCCTGAATTGGCACAAGACGTTGCAGCATTCCACAACATTGACGCTGAAGCTGAATTGACAGCATTGTTGTCAGAACAAGTTGCTGCGGAAATTGACCGTGAAATTCTTCGTGACCTTAGAAAAGGTGCGGCTTGGAACTTGAGATGGGATTATAATGGTTGGAAGAGAATTTCTTCTACATCATTCGCACCTTACACTCAAAAGGACTGGAACCAAACTCTTATCACAGCAATTAACCAAATCTCCGCTCAAATTCACAAATCAACTTTGAGAGGTGGTGCTAACTGGATCGTTGTATCTTCTGAAGTATCCGCTATCTTTGATGATTTGGAATATTTCCACGTATCAAACGCGGCTCCTGAGCAAGATCAATACAACATGGGTATTGAAAGAGTTGGTACATTAGCAGGTCGTTACCAAGTGTATAGAGATCCTTACTTCCCACCAAACCAAGTATTGTTGGGTCACAAAGGTACTTCTCTATTGGATACTGGTTACGTTTACGCACCGTATGTACCTCTACAATTAACTCCAACGATGTACAATCCATTCAACTTCACGCCTATTAAAGGTATTATGACACGTTACGCGAAGAAGATGGTCAACAATCGCTTCTATGGCCGTATTACCGTTGATGGTGTTAGAACATTCGATTTGAGAGAATTGAGATAATAAATTGAACTAATTTTTAACAAAAGGTCAGAGAAATCTGACCTTTTTTTGTTTCTTTAAGTAATAGTTGATTTTTTGGTCGTATGTGTTATATTTATTATTATGAAGAAATATATCCCATCTGAAGAAGAATTAATTAATATTCTTAAAATGTATAATGACGAATTATTAGGTTCACAATCAATATCACAAAAAACTGGTTTATCTAAACCTGTTATTTTAAGAGTTTTAAGGGAAAACAACGCTAAATTAGGTCCTTCCGGTAGACGATTCATAGGGGGTAAAAAAGTTGCCGACAAAAAATATCGTGAAAAAAATAAAAAAAAATTATCTGATAATCATAAAAAATGGTATGAAGAAAATAAGGAAAAATGGAACGAGTATATAAAAGAATACCGTGAAAACAATAAAGAAAAAATTAGAGAAACTAAACGTAATTACGAAAGAACTCGTAAAGCTAATGACCCCATCTATAAGTTAATCAACAATTTCAGAACGGCGATTTATCAGGTATTGAAAGAGAATAATGTTCAAAAGAATGGTCATTATTTTGATATCTTAAAATATTCACCCGACGATTTGATTGATCATTTAGAAAAACAATTTATGGATAATATGACGTGGGACAATTATGGGCAATGGCACGTTGATCATATCCAACCAATATCATCGTTTGATATCCGAGAGATTGGGGATGATAAGTTCATGGAGTGTTGGTCTTTAAGAAATCTACAACCGTTATGGGGTGAAGAAAATATCAGAAAATCCAATAAGTTTTAAAAAGGTCAGAGAAATCTGACCTTTTTTGTTTTGTTGATATTTATATTAATATGGGACTAAGAGATACTATAATTAAAAATTTACGAGAGGGTGTTGGCACGGGTGGTCATGCCGGACAATTTACAATGCCATTATCGTTGGGTCTTAAGAAGTGGGAAAAAACAACATTACATCCTTTTGATATTGGAGTTTCTCGTTATGAGAATCCTCAACTAAATTATGATGATTTGGATGGTAAATTAGATGTTAGTAAATCCGTTGCTCAAAAAATGGAAAAAATGTCGAGTAAAAACCAAGGTTACCACGTTACACACTTCCAACAAAACGACGAGAGTGTTGATGACAGGTATGATTTAATTTTTGAAAGCGATACTTCTATTTCTGCGGGTGAGTATTCGGGTCCAATAGAACTCGGTATGAAAAAATGGAAAAAAAACCAATTAGGTCCATTTACCGAATTTTCCGATCATCCTGTTAACGATGAAAAGGTGAGAAAGACATTAAGAAATAATTTGAAAAAAATTGTTGGTGTTTGGGAAAAAGATAATGATGGATCATATAAGATGGACACACACGATGTTCATACAATAAATGAAGATTTAGGTGTGTGGTTTGGTACTAAAAAGAAACCGAAAGGTTCTAAACAACCAAAGGGTCCTTGGGTGAATATATGTAGAAAGGTTGATGGTAAGCATCCACCTTGTGGAAGACCCGAAGCGTCGGATAAAGGATATCCAAAATGTAGGGCAGCGGGAGTTGCTTCTAAAATGACAGATTCACAGAAAAAATCAGCATGTGCTCAAAAACGTAGAGCGGAAAAAACACACAGTAAAACAGGTACGGGTAATAAACCAAAGATGGTTTCTTATAAACCAAGAAAGAAGAATGAGAGTGTTAATGAGAATTTGAGGGATTTATTATTAAAAAAAGTAATAATGGAAATAAATAAAAAAGGGACCTACAGTCCCTTTTTTTATTCACTAACGAGTTTAGTTCCCTTAACGTGTTCTAATATCGTTTCTAACGAATGTCCGATTTGTGACAACATTTCTTTTTCATAGGTTGTTCTGCGAAGTTCCGTTTCTCTATCAAACATTCCGATAACTCGTTCGATGTTCTTATTTGACAATTCAACGTTGTAATGATAAACGTGATTTACGATATCTATTTGTTTATCTTTAATGATAATGAAGATACCGAGTTTCTCATTTCGGATATATCGTTTTTGAGACATCGGGGCGTATAACAATTCCGAATCTTGAAGATGCATGGTTCTTCTACAAATATTCATCGCGTTTGTTTGAATTGACGATCCATTTGTTGGTTCATCTTCCCAAATACCTCGCTTAACAAAAATTTTGAAGCGGTAATACATTCTCATTCCGATTCTTTTGAAAAATGATTTAAGTGTCATAGTTTATTTGATTTGATAAGTCAAAGGTAAATGATATTTTTTAATTACCAAAACTTTTTTTAACTTTTTTTTTAACTTATGTGGTTATATTTATTAAAAAAGGATTTAAATGGATTATAAAGAACTATTAAGATTATTAGGTTATGACGACACATCATTATATGGTTATCGTAGTGATGAAGAATATGAAAAGCGAATTAAATTTTTGGTTAAAATTATTTCTTGGATTGAAAGAAATAATAAATACACGGAGTTTAAGTCAAAAATTGAAGATCATTTACTTGATGTTAGAAGGTCGTATAACTCACATATTAAAAAACAGAATGAGTTTTTACATCAAAAACAGATGGCTCAAGAAATGTTGGAAGAGGGTGAATTTTTAGATGAACCTTATTTATTAGTTGCGTATAACTTCCTTTGTAATGAAGGTTTCTTTATATATGACAATTATGAGGAAATGTATGAAGTGTACAAAAAATTAAAAAAGGATGAGGAGAAGGTAGATATTTTAAGATCAAAAATAGATAAGATCAAAGATCCGGCAAAAAGAAAAAAGGCTGAAGATTATATAACTAAGTATGATGAGGATCTTGAGGTATTTAATGAAAACTCAATTGGTCTATTATATCACACGGGACATTATAGAGAACTTGCGGAATATACTGTCCTACAAGGTAATTACTATACTGCTAGAAACGTAGTTATTGTCGGTAATGAGGATGATTGGGATACATCACTTAAAGATTGGGTTGAAGATTTAGACTTTGAAAATTGGGGTGATGAATATATTGAGAGTTACTTAAATTCAAATGAAATATATAACTATATTGAGGACGGTGAAAGGGAAAATTATGAAGAGAGGATTAGAGAATCACCATCAAGTTATTTTGAAACAGATGAACTGATATTAACGGAATCTCAACAGGAAACAATACAAGAATTGGAAAATGAACTATCCACTCTTGATCCAAACGAAGATGAGGATAGAATTAAGGAAATTGAAGATGAAATTCAAGAAATTAAAGACAATCCCGAAGGTCTTGATGAGGATTTAATTGATGACAAAATTGATGACAAAATTGATGAAATACTAAGTGATATTAAAGATGAAATTGAGGATAACCCTGCAAGATATCTAAGAAACAATGGGTTGGATCCTGATCAATTTTTTGATCGTGAAAGGGCTGTCCGAGATTATCTTTATGATACAAATTATGGTGCACTAACATACGATGATAATTACGATTCATTTAATATAAATGGTACTGTAATATACGTTGGTTGGTATAATAAACCATAAAAAAACCCCCATTATTAACAGTGGGGGTTTTTGATTAACAATAAGGTGGTGAACACCTCTTTTTTCCGTCAAGACCAGGTTTAGTTCCTTTACATACTTGTACTCCGTAACCATTACTATATGCAGAGGGGTAGACCTTAAATTTGGATTTTGCTGCGGATTTACCACGAGCACATAATTTTGTTCCCGCTTTTTTACGACCTTCCATCATTATCATATCATCGTGGAATGAGTGGTCATCAATATCTTGTTCACCATCACCTTCAATCTCATTCATAAAGAAATCAAAAACTTGATCCATATTTTCTTTAGCGACGGTGATATGATCATCAGCCCAATCATGACCATTAGATAGGATTTGTTCTATCATTTGTTCATCTTGTTCCAACAATAATTCGGCTTGTCTTTTAATTTGTTGTAGGTTACTGAAAAACATATATCTTTCAGTGCTGTGTTCTGCTTCGTGAAGTTTTCTCAAAGCGGTTCTAATTTGATTATCTGTTATCATTTTCTATTTACGATTTGAAATTTTAATGTTCTTTTATAAATATCTACTTGTCCCGATGTTTGGATTTTAATATCTATAAAATATTCGTTTGGTATTTTATCTGTTGTATCAAACATAAAATAAAGTTCATTTGGTGTTCTATTAACTTCAGTCCAATCTTGAACTTGAACTTCGGTTTGACCTTCACGAACGAACACTCTATAATAACATTGTATTTTATTAAGTATTTGTTGTGATGTGTAAGCTTTTTTGGCTATCACCCCTACTTTTCTTATTTCTGTATTTAATATTTTTTCATCTTGTTTTATTCCGTAAAAATCAAAACCATATTCTACGGGTTCCCTACTTTCGGTTCCTATCTCAAAGAAATTAGTATAAGATTGTAGTATGAAATAATTGGTTATGTTTGTTAATGAATTACCATCAATGGTTAAACCGCTCCACACATCACTAAATTCACAAGGTGTTGTATAACCTGTTATTGGTGGAATTGTTACTTCATATATCCCTGTTGTTATTTTTGTTGTTGTAAGTGCAGATAAACCGGGAACAATATCATCATTTGGATCATATATATTAACCAACGGATTGTTGTCCAAGTTACGATAATCACCATTTGAATATACATATAAATATAAATGGTTGGTTCTGTTTGAAACAAACAAGTTTCTATCATCCGTGATCAAGTCATCGTATGTTGTTTCTAAAAACGGTTGATAATATGTTTGAGTGTGTCTCGTAAAGAACCCAACTGAATAGTTTTCTGTTAAACCCGAGATATTCTCAAATGCGGGTAAATATGCAATACCGTATCCCGTTACACCTGTGGTGGATCCCGTTAATATTGAATTTATTTCATTTGTCATATTAAATACAACATTTTCATTACCCAATTCAAAATGTTGTGTATCTATAATGGTAAGAGCCGAGTAATTTAAACCACTACCCGTTGCAGAATTTACGTTATTATAAATCCCAGGTGTTGTCCAACCCGATAAAGTTGTCTTTTTAAACCAATTGCTCGGTCTATCAGAATATGATTTATCTGACTCCAAGGTTTCTAACGTTAATTGACCCGTTGATGATGTTTTTGCTAATGTTGTATCCAAAAAATCATATCCCACACCTTCATCCCAAGTTTGACCCGTTATCCTAAATAAAAACAAATCAAAGGAGGTCGCCCTTCTTGATGTGTCCGACATTGTGGTATTTAACAACTCTGTGTCAAATGACGACGTATTAGTCATTCTAAGAGTATGTGTCATGGGGTTTGACGTGTTTATTGTTCCCGAAGAGATCTTTGATTGTAGGGAAGATAAATCCAAATTAAAGATAAACCTTGTAAATCCAACAGGATTCAAAGTATCATTGGGTGATCCAAAATACAATTGAGTTACAGGATTCCTACCTGTATTAGTATATGAACCATTAATTAAAGTATTGTTCTTGTTAAAGTATGAAAAATGAACCGACATATCTTTTTCATATAAATATCAATTTATTCTGATATTTTTATTTAAAACTTTTTGATATGCTTCTTGTAGTTGAGTTAATACATCTAATGACGTTGTTCCGTCCTGTCCTACGGGAACCGGAGGTAATCCGTGATAAGCGTGGACGTGAGATATTAAGTATCTAACAATAAGATCAATTAACTCCAATAGTTCTTCACCCCTAACCATTGATGATGTGTTTGGGATGATTTCGTTTTGAAATTGTGTTGCATCAATACCCTTAACATTGTTTTGCATATTAATCTTTGTTTTGCCCGGTATTGATGAATCGTGGGATAAAAACGCAATTTGATTTGCACCCAAAGATGCAAAAGTATCCTCAACAACTTCAGCCGATTTGTTCTCAACAAATTCCAAACTTGTTTTCGGTTTTAATCCGTATGTGTCTTTTGAACCAACAATTCCGATACCCGCTTTTTTAACACCACTATTAAATTTAACACCAAGATATATTTGTGTAATATTTGTAAATGCAATGACATTATCAACCCCATTGAAATTGGTGGGATTAATCCATGAATATGTTGGGGGCGCAGGTCTATAACCATAAGGGAATTGATCTGTAATCGTAACGGTTGATAAGTTAGAATTACCTGGTTTTGATATTACATTAATTAATGTGCCCGAATTTACGTCTTGAATAAATTTATTAATGAATATTATAGTATCATTTAATGATTTTGATTGAAACGTTTTATAAGTGATTAGACTTTTTTCCGTTTCCAAATTAGTGGTTAATTTAAAATTAGTTGATAATGTATTACTAGATGGTTTTAATTTATATAGATAAATTGTTCCTGTAAAACTATCCGCAGCATTTTCGGGATTCGTAATTAACCATTCAATCACATATTTTAAGTTTTGAATGTTCTGAGAAAAATTAACAATAGTGTCAAACCCTTCAGATTTTTCTTTAGATCCAAATTTACTTAATTGTAAGTATGATCTGTTTGGGTTTGTTTGTGGTGCTTTATTAATATTGAATGGTAAGTTTCTACCCGCTCTTAATAAGACATCATTTGGTTTAATAATTAAGTCTGAAGTTCCTTTACCAACCAAACCAACGTCATCGGGTTCGGGGAAAATACCCTCACTTTTGGGATTAGGATATGAACCATCTTGGTTTTTTACCGAATAAGTATCTTTAACGTTAGAACCATAAGTCGTTAAATTTTCCGATTGTTCTTTTACCTCATTTTCTACGGACATAGGTGATGATAGCATAGCACCAATATAAAACATACCCCTTTTCTCAAACCTGTTTTCCAAGTTTTGTAACATGATATTTACCGCATCATTTACAGATGGAACGGGTGAATTAATATAAAAAGGTAATAACGGCAAACAAATAAACGGATCATTATCTTTCCACTTATCGGTTTCTTCATTAAAACCCACAGTAGCGGTTACAATGTCTTCCTTAGTCCAAAATTCAGGATTTACTCTAATTCTACCAAGCATTTTTGGATCAACGTTATCCAATACCGTCCCACGATAAATTAATTTTCTTAAATCTCTTCTAGGTAGATTAGATTGTGGTTGATTCAAAAAACTACTCATTACGGGTTTCTTTTAGAATATTCTTTATTTATTTTGTTGTATGTTGCTTCTATGGTATCTAAGTGATACGTCAAATCAACAATTCTTTGTTTTGTAACGTCAAAATCGTTTTGCAAAAAATCCATCATATCTGTTAATACAGAATTTGATTGTTCATTTAACTTTGGTAAAAGTTCTTGTATTTTATGTTCATTCATCATTTTGGTATTCCGAAAAGTCTGGCACCTGCACCCGATGCGGTTCCCGGACCTGCCAATCCCGGTACTGCAACAGGTAACACTAATTTATTTAAGGATATCTCAACTTGACCGTTTTCATCCTGTTCTTTATACATAGCTTTAATACTAGCAAATTGTGACACTAAATCAAGATTCGGTGATCCATCGGGTAACGCCCCCGTAGGTAATCCAAGTTCTTGCATTATTCCAATATTTTTCATAAAAGCACGAGTAGCACTAACACCGGGTCTTGCAGCTGCTTGATCCAAAGCTAACAAGGGTAGTCGATAAGGTTTAGTAACCTTATCAATTATCTTAAACAATCTTATTAAATTATCAATAACACTCTTACACCTTCTAAAATCTCTAATAGTATCTCTAATTTCAAAACCGGCTTGTAATAATGACACATAGATTGCATATTTTTTATCAATTTTCTCTTTCAATAAATCAGTCACTATCGAACTTAATAATTTTTTAATATCTCTTGATATTATTTTATAAAGTTCTTTAACAAATAATGAAAATATTTTACCAACTATATTATTTACTAATAATCTAAATTTTGTCATGAAAGTTCTAACATCCTCAACACTATCAACAATATTGTTACCCAATGCTTTTAACATTATCATCAATGGAAATATTGCCTTTGGTGAGAACGCAACTCTACATAATGCTTGAACCAATGACTTAATGATACCTTTTTTCCATGAAAATACCGGAAATTTTGGATATAATAATTTCCATTGTTCTAATGCGGTATCTTCGGATTGATCAGATAACTCAATTTCTTCACTTGGTGATGTTGCATCATTCATCTTAAGTAACGAATTTATAATTGAGGTAGAATCCACAGGAAAATCTACGGTTCCACAACCCTCAAATTGAACAACACCTCGTTGTATGTTAGAAATTTCATTTTCTAATTCTACATTATCTTCGGGTGTTAATTCAAAAAAGGTTTCATCAAATTCATCACCAACAGCAATTTTGGCAATACCACTAACACCTATTTCGGTTGTATTGTCTTGGCATTGACCGAAAATTCTTTGTATGATTTTACCGAAATATTTTTCGTTGGTAATATAATTACTATCGGGATTTTGCCCAATTGTTAGTGCGTTGGTTAAAATATTCATAACCTCAGAAAAAACTTTCCTACTCTCGGCTATTTTAATTTTCTTATAATAATCAACAATAAATCTTTCCACAGATTGAACAGTTTGGGTAAATCCCGAAGTTCCATAAGTTTCAAAATCAGAAACTGAAGGGATACGTTCTTTAAGTGTTACTTTAAAGTAATCACCACTTTCCCCGTTTGGACCAACCTTTGTATAAACAAAATCAAAAAGTTCTTGTAGTGAAGATCCTTTATAACTAGCCCCATATTCAGTATTAAACGATAAACCTGGATTATTCAATCTATGATTTAATTGACGGTTCATTGGGTAATTTTTAGTAACATTATTGTTAAAACTATTACCCAATTCATAATACAATTTACCAACAGGATCTTCGGGACTTTGTTTTAAGTTACCAAAAAAATCAATACTTGAAACTTTAATATAGATGTCACTATTTGTTGGATATGTTTGGTTTTGAGAACAACCAATCGCTCTTAAAACCTCTTTATTAATAATCTCTTGAATTTGTGGCTCTACTTTTGTTACCGCTTCCTTAAATGATTTTTTAATGAAATCCACAGTAGATGCGCCGGCAGAATTAAAATTACTTGATATCCCTGAAAATCTTGTATTTTGAACTACACCGGAAAAATTCAACTTATCTATTTGACGTTGTAATGATGATTGTGCTTTAGTCTGTAAATTAGGGCCTAAACTCTCAGCTATTTTAAGTAACTTATCTATTTGATTTCCTTGAACCTCTTCAAACTTTTTGGTTTTACCAATGGCGTTTTGATACCCCCCTTGGACGGTATCTGCAACATCACTTAACCTAGCACCTTGTCTTTTGATTAATTCATCATAATCATTCTTCGCCCTTTTATATGTGGTTGCTTCTTGGATTAGTGCTGCTAATCCCTCATATCCCGATGTTAAGTTAAGTGCCATAAAAATTAAAATTTGTATGTGGTGTCATCGTTGTTACCTTTTTCCACATCTTTCAAAATCAAACTTTGTAAAAGTTCATCATCAATCTCTGATAGAGTAACACTTTCTTGTGAGTTGCTAGTTTTTTCCCAAAGGGATGATTGTAATTTCCCCAATTGTAATTTTTTATCAACACAATCATTTATAATTTTTTGTTGTTTTTCTATGACAGGACCTAAAACAGTCATGTCTTCGGGGGTTTTTAACATTACCACCAACTTGTTTTGTAACCTCAAAGCGGTAGTTCTCTGTTCAACAAGTTCATTATATACTTCTTGTAACAGTGCTAAAACTGAATCCTTAGTTAGGTTAATCTCTTTTTTTCTTGGTTTTGACATAACTATAAATATTTAGTGTGTTTATTTTTAATCAATCATACCATTAAGAGTTATTCCATATAGTTTTTTAAATTTCTTAATTGATGTTCTAATCTCTTTTGTTGATAGATTTGTCATCTCACGAAGAGTTAATAAAATTACATTTTTGTTAAATTTATTATTATCTGAACTAGGAAAAGTTTCCTCGTAGTTTTCAAAAATAACAATTAACGCCTCACCCAATTTTCTCTCACTGTGTGTCATTTCACTTTGATCCATAAATTTTTTTAAGTCTAACTTAAACTTATTTATAATATCTTCAGCATCAATCATGTCATTATCAATATAATAAACCATGTCGGGTCTATTCTCTAAATTACTTGAAATATCTTCGTATGATATTTTTCTATTTGTATCTTTTTGGTCTTTGATGATTTGACCCATTAAATAGTTTTTACAAATAGTTCCAAAATAAGAATACGCTTTTTTCTCTTTTGATGGTGAAAACTTCTCGATCTTGGTCATAAGAAACGAGTGGGTGTCAATATGAATTTCATCAAAATTCATATCTTTTCGATACAATTTATATCTTCTAATAATTGAAGATATCATTTTATCTAAAGGATCTCTTAAAAACTCGTTGTATATTTTATTTCTTTCATTAAAAGTGGTGGCGGTTAAGAACATCCTAACCGCCATTTCCTCTCTAACATCAAAATAGTTATCCTTGAGTGTTTTTCTACCCTTTCTTCTGAATTGTATTGTGGTCTCTTCAGTTGAAGCGGATAACATTAAGAAATAGGTTCGTATTTTATGCTTCTATCCTGATTAAAGAAATATTCTTTTTTTGCGGTATTTAACCAAAACTTAACCTCATCATCGACAATTTTATCTTCACCAAATTTATAATTCCAAAAAATAGAACCTTCTCTTAAATTTTCGTGCTTATATCCCATCTTTGGGATTGTCATGATTTTAACCGAATTGTAGGTCATTCGCAACAAGAACTCATAAACAAAGGTTAGTTTCATAGATGGTTTGATTCCACCAAAATCTAAAAATTGTTCTCTTTTCATAACCATTCCCGAACTTTGGAAGTTTTGATAGTCGTGTAACATGTCGTTGGTTAAATAACCAATCTCTGTTGTAAATCCCGCTGCGAATGTTGCTTCATTTGTAAAACCGGCAAACACCCCTTTATTATCAACATCCACAACAATAGGAAGATAAGCATCAACCTCATCTTGATAGATCTCATCATATTTTTTCACATTATCAAACCATATTGTTGCATATTCGTCATCAAATTCCAAAATAGAAATCCATTTAGATGTTGCGTTTTCGACCCCAAAATTAACCTGAGATGCAAAATTAGGTTCACCCACAAAAGGAACGATCTTTACATTAAGATCCCCAAAGTCATAACTTTTTAATAAAGTGTTTAGAGATTCTTCTTGTGTTGGAACAATGATAACCTCATTCAATGAAACCTTTTGTAATCTCAAAGAGTTGATTGATTTTTCAAAGTAAGTGTCAAAATCTTTAACCTTAGAAGATTTAATTGGTAGTATTACTGATATATCAAATTTGTTTTCCATATTATTGATTGTTTAATTGCTGACTGAATACGTCTTTACGTTTATTTGAAAAGTCACTGAATAATGCAACAACTTCCTTAGAGAATTTTTCATTATTACTAAATTTTTCCGCAGTTTCAATACCATTAGTGTATAATTCTGAATTAATGTTATCTTCCAACCAATTTTGTAAATAATTAGCCAAAACATTAACCATATCTAATTGATTCTCTACCCAAACACCGTTTTCTTGTTTCATCCATTCATGTTTCAAATTAGGTGTCTTACCAATTACCGGAACCCCCATTTTCATAGATTCTAATGGATAAGTCCCAAAAGAACTCGTGGGGTCAATCCAAACCGATACGAAACAATCTTTAATGGTGTTAGCCAATTGTTCCTCTGACATACCTCTCATATCACGGAAGGTAACCCATCTAAATTGTGGAAATTTCAAATAAAACTGTTTGATGAAGTTTAGTCCATCTCTTTGTTCTCTTGAATGAACCGCGACGATTGGTTTTGCGGGATACTTGTCTTTAGTGAAATGTTGGGAAATTATTGGTTCGATAATTGTATATGAAATACTTTTCATAATATCGTCCATATAATTCTTCATGTTTTCTGACGTAACAACACACTTCAAAAATCCAAATTGGTTCCATGTTGTACCTGGTGCTAAGGTTTCAAACACATGATCATATGCTTGACATAAAACGATCTTTCCGCAAGGAAGATTTGCAACTTGTTCCATCACATAACCAAATATTTCAGGAATAACTAAAATATCTTCGGGAGCGATAGCCAAATTTTGACCCTCAACAGATTGATGCTCAAGTTCGTCAAACTCAGCACCTAACCATTCACCTACCTTAATGTAGTCGGGTTTTTCATGTAACATGATCGGATTATAACCTTCGGTTTTTAATGACATTGCCATACGATAGATGTATGATAAGGACGCTTTGGCGTTTCCTTTTGTGTCTTGAACAAAGAAATAAATTCTAAATTTTTTAGATTCTATGTTCGAAATAGACAATTTTACTTTTTCAATCAAATTTTGATCCATATTATAAGTGTTCAATAAATTTATGTTTAAGCATTGTGTTGAAAGCTAGTTTGAAAGGTAGTGATGCGTTCTTAGCACTTTTAAGTCCTAAGTTATCATCAAAGTCTTCTTCCTCACCCATAACAACATCGATCATGGTTTTAACCACCTCGTATTTAACAACACTGATATGTTGTTCTCCCGTATCACCACTAACAGTTTCTTGTTTAGGGATGTTAATGAATTGTTCTATTTTTTCAATATCGATAAAATAGTGTTCTCCGAATAATTCAATCATTTTATTTCTTTTTTAATTAGTTCGTTAAATTCCTTAAACGTGTCAACGTTCCAAGTAATTTTACTGTTTTTATTATATTCAGTATTATATTTTATCAATATAGTAAAAATTGTAACTTTTGAAAGTAATTCGGGGTC